CGCTTGTAATTCTCATATATTCTGTTTTTTCGGGTTACCCCAACTATTGACATTGAGCCTGTTTCTATAAATCATAATTGCCCTTTCTGCTTTCAACGCAAAAGGGCAAAAAATAATGCCGACAGGTAATAGCATTAAAAGCTATAACTTGTCGGCATTTAAATTCTAAAATTTGACTTTATTTAATCTCCGCAAATATAATCAGTCAACTATGTTATTCAATTCTTCAAAAGGTATATTGTGTTCATTTGCATATTGTTCTGCATATGAGCCTTTTATTCCATAGATTGTGAGCTTATCACAACCTTCAAAGGCATTATCCGCAATATCTTCTGCCTTATCGTAAATGATAATTTTCTCCAGCAAGGTGCAGTTTTCAAAAGCACCCCATTCAATGCTCTTAATATTTTTAGACAAAACTAACTGTTTTAAGGATATGCAATTACTAAATGTATATCGTTGTATTGCAGTAATATTATCGGGAATATTTATACTTTTTAGTGATGTGCAACCGGAAAAAGCACCGTATGCTATACCACGATCAGCAATATTATCCGGAATTACAAGCGTTTCTAATGAAGAACAGCCTGAAAATGATAAACTTTCAATTTCTTTTACATCACCATTAAAATTAACATTTTTCAGACTTTCACAATTCGTAAAAGAGAATTGTTTTATAGTACTTGGGAGTTGTATGCTTTCTAATGAAATACAATGGTCAAAACATCTGTTAAATATATACTCTATCCCTTCAGAAACAACAATCTCTTTTACTATATCGTTATCCTCAAACATTCCTTTCCTTTCTGCTCCCCACAAATTGTATCCTGTAACATATCCGCCTAAAGCATTTACTTTATGGAAAAATATTGTTGAAGGAATTACAACTTTCTCTGACGGGTAGTTTATCTTTACAATTGTTGCCGATTTATTTGTATATCCATCGGTTTCATATGTGTACCCAAACCACCAATGCTCACTTGAACAGCTTTGCAGCAATATAAGTATCGCTATCACTGCACACAATATCCCAATAGGTAATTTATATTTCTTTATTTTCTCCATCATATTAAAATTCTCTCGTAAAAAATATAGTTTTAATTATCAACAAACCGATAATTATTAATTTACAGACTGAATTGTTGTATCCAATTTTTCAAATGGTATGTTATGTTTTTTTGCATACTGTTCTGCATAACTACCCTTTATTCCATAGATTGTGAGCTTATCGCAACCTTCAAAGGCATTATCCGCAATGTAATCACATTCATCATAGACATTAATTCTCTCTAAAGAAACGCAATCCCGAAAAGCTCCGTCACCTATTTTTATTAAGTCCTCAGGCAAATTAACTATTTCAAGAGATTTGCAACCATCAAATGTCCAGCTCTCAATAATTCTGACCTTTGACGGAACATCAATAGTTTGCAGAGAAGTACAACATTGAAAAGCGTTTGAACCTATTTCTGATAGCTTGTCGGGTAAATCAATATTTGTAAGTGAAGTACATCCTTGGAAAGCCACACTCTCTATACAATAAACATTTTTTGAAAACTTCACATTTTTTAATGAATAGCAACGAGCAAAAGCATTGGTGCTGATTTTGTTAATTTGCTTCGGTAAGTATATTTCTTCAAGCCCGGAACAATCGCTGAAACTAAAGGATTCGGTAATAGTATCTCCGTCAACAATGTTCACTTCCTTTAAATTATCACACCGCACTACGTCAAATGTCGTCATTGTGCCTGGTATAGTAATTTTTTCAAGATTATAGCAATTAGCTATAGCCGGGCCATAAGTTTCCACTACTCCTTCAGGTATTATAATTTCTTTTACAACATTATTTCCCTCAAATACACCTGTAAGAGACACCCCAACTAATGCAGCTTCTTCTACACAACTTAGCTTTTTGACTTTATATGAAGAAATTTCCGAAGGAATTTCAATGGTTTCAGCCAATATATCGGTTTTTATCAATGTAGCGTTTTGATTTTCATCAATTTCAAATGTATATCCTTCAGCAGTTTTTGTTATAGGGTATAGCTCTTTACAACTTGAAAACATTAAAATAAAAACTGTACAAAAAGATATTGCAAATACTATATTTACTCGTATTAATCTAGTTGTTTTCATATATAAAACCTTTCAAAAGTTTGTAGCACTAATTTCAAAGATGAATGAGCAAACATAATTGCTCATTCATCTTTAGAAATTTATAATGAATCAGTTAATCTGGTTCATATGTTGTCCAAATATTATCCTTAAACCACACATCTTGTGTAACCAAATGCCCAGGTTGCAATACGCCTGGTATCTGTTTATTCTTCGAATCATTGAATATTACTTTAGGATTATCTACACCATAGATCGTATAGGATAACCAATTATCATCCATTTGACTATTCATGAGAGTACCAGGCCATGACATCAGAATATTATTATCTTCATAGAAGTAAATTCTTGTGTCCCAATATTCCCAATTAGAAGGACGATAAAAATGAACAGTAATTCCCTGTGGTTTTTGGCTATATACAGTTTCATTTACTATCCACATTTCATCTTCTGTTATTTCAATTCCGGGTTGATTGATACCTGGATGTTGTTGTCTAGTTGCAGGATCAGTAGTGTTATTATTAAAAATAACTCTCGGATTGTTCACACCGTAAATTGTGTAAACATACCGGTTATTACCACCCATCTGGGGACATTTTCTCTCCTGGAAATGGAAGTTCTTGGTCATCATCATTATAATAATAGATATGAGGCTTTGTCAAGAAAAGTGTGCAAGTTATTTTTCTAACTTACACACTTTATTTTACAAGCTCCAATCCGCTGTTTTGTTATTGCTTGAAGGATTATTATTTACACAAAATTTTATGGGGAGCCTGATTAGTATTTCAGCCACCGTGAATTTACACGGTGGCTGTTTTGACGGTTACATTCTCAAAAAAATGCTTACGGCTACAGAAATTTCAAGCGTTTTCGTAACCGCGTCTTACATATGTTTTCCAACAAACATATCAGTTCTGCAACAAAACAAGCGACAGCTTAATTCGCTGCCGCTTGTAATTCTCATATATTCTGTTTTTTCGGGTTACCCCAACTATTGACATTAAGCCTAATATTATTGCAGTGCTACCATTACACGCTATGATTATCGCTATTTATTTTATAACTTTTCCTATTCACTCATTTTCTTGATATCGTCATAGGAATATGTTTTCTCTGTTGTTTCGGAACTGTCAGTAATCAACTGAACAAATTTATTGTCGCCATCAGCATATAACTGACCTGTATAAGAAACTCTTTCATATGCACCGTTTGGCAACGGACTATTCTTAGGAGTTTGAACTAAACACAGTATCAAATCATCCGACTTTTGAACCGTTTTTTCACCGTCAATTGTTTCTTTAAGAAAAGTCGTTTTAATTTCCTCTGCACTTAAATTTTTAAATCGAAACGCATCATTATGTCCTTCAATATGTTCACTAAGCGGAATATATCCACCCAAATTAAATACCGATATTACATCTCCGACTTTTAAATCTCCTTTTAATGTATCAGTTATCAGGACATCTAATTTTGTCCAAGCAACGCCTTCATAGCTTGTATAAGCTACATTTTGAACTGTTACACGGATCACATCATCCGATATTGATATTAATTTCTTAAGGTCATTTTGATAAAGTTCATCAGGTGTTGAAGCAAGTTCAATTACATTGCTGTCAGAATCGGGAACGCTATAGTTCTTTTCCAAATTCACAGATAAATCTCTTAGCACTCCAACATTTGCATTACTCAAATTATTGGTGTTATTTGAAGAGTCTTTACAGCCGATGATAGTAAAACAAGCTATTATTAACATAAGGAACAATAAAAATGCTTTTTTCATAATTAATTACCTCCTTTATCTATAAACTGTATTTTTGTGCTTTGTGTAATTTCTACATTTTCATAGTAACGCATAAAGTTAATTTTGTCAACTAATGTTTTTACACCTTAATATGATTAAAAAAACAAGCGACAGCTTAATTCGTTGCCGCTTGTAATTCTCATATATTCTGTTTTTTCGGGTTACCCCAACTATTGACATTGAGCCATTTAGATAAAAAAGAAAACAGAGTAGTCAAAAAAGACTACTCTGTTGTGGCTCCCCCAACTGGGCTCGAACCAGTGACATCATGATTAACAGTCAAGATGTCTATTTTAAAAAAGTCAGTATTTATCGGCATTTTCGGACTTTTTAAACTGTGTCTGTAGTAAATCTGTAGTAATTATTGCAATTGAATTATTTATAAAATTTTTATATTTTTTTGCAAAAAGTGCTTGACAAATACACCTATTAGGTGTATAATATAGACAATGAAAGGGGGTGAGGAAATGAAAAAGCCAAAAAAATCCACCATCAAAATGGTTGAATTAATAATCAAAGCGATACTTGCCCTATCTGCTCTGATAACAGCCATTAGATGGTGGTAACATCAAGAGGGGCTTTAAGCCCCTCCCCCTTATGGGGGTAATATTATTATATCAATATGAAAGGAATAATGCAATATGAAGAAAAATAATTTTTGGCTGTTCAGCCTTATTTGTTTATTTATCGTATGCGTTGCAAGTAAATTTTTTGTTGTTGCTCGCATAGCCTTGGGCATAAATGCAGTTATAGTCCTTGTGCAAACTGTTTGTGATTTTATAAGATTTAGGAGAACATATAATGAATAAAATTAAAGAGGCAAGAATTGCAACAGGATTGAGCAGAGCAGAAATTGCAAAAATAATGGAAGTGCCGTACCGCACTTGGGAAAATTGGGAAAGCGACAACAATCCAAACTACCCTAAACCTTACTTTGAACGGCTTATACTGAAAGAGCTTAAAAATATCCGCAAATAACAAACTCCCCTCATCCACTTTTTACGGCGGATGAGGGTGATTTTTTTGCAATTATGTATTTGATTATTTTAGATTACTTGATTTTAGATGTGTAATCAAGGGCAATCCAGCCGGCACCGCTTTTGAGTTTGCCCCACTTTTTAGCGCCTGTGCCTGATTTTTCGGCTACGATTGTGTACGCTCCGCCTTTTGCAATCGAGCCGCACACGGGATAGTTTGTGCCTGCACCCTTGCGGATGTTCACACCGTCATTTGCGGTAATCCTGACAATATACGGTTTAAACGCTTTTGATGTGCTCGGCTTTGATGTTGTCGGCTTTGCAGTCTGTGCAGACTTTGTTGTGCCCGATGAGCTTGCCGACTTATATTTATAGCCGAAGTATTTACACATACCCTTGCAGATTGCCTCAGCGATTGCGTTTGTGTTGTTCCTGATCCAGTTCGAGCCTGTCACGGTGTCGTGAAATTCACACTCAACATACACGGTCAATGCCTTCGGCACATTGATTTCGTAAAGGTCGGTTTTGTAGCTGACCGAATCATCCTTGCCGGGCGAGATTGCTCCGAGGGCGTTTTTCACCGATTCGGCAGCCTTTCTGCCGTTTGAGTTCAGGCAGAAAACTCTTGTACCGCCTGTGTATTTGCCATTAAAAGCATTGGTGTGAATCGGCATATGAATGTCTGCACCGAACTTGTCCGATTCGGGACAGCGTGTCTGCATAAGCGTTCCTGACTTTGCGACCATAACCTCAAAACCACAACGCTTGAGAGCTTTGGCTGTTGCGGCGGCAATTTTGTCGCACTGAGCCATTTCGTTTGTACCGCCCGTTGCATAGGTGTTTCTGTTCTGATTCGACGGACTGAGATAGATTTTCTTTGCCATAATTATTCCTCGCTTTCATTCACTTCGGGCAGACCTGCAATGCTTGTCAGCACTGACAACACACCTGCCAAAAGGCTTGCCGAGCCTACCGCAATCCAATTTACATCTGTCATAACGGCAGACACTCCGATTGTTGCGATAGCCGTCTGAGCAACAGTCTTAATCGCCCTGACCGCTGTAGCTTTTGCCCACTGTTTTGTAAAGATTTTTTTCATTGTTATCATCCTTTCGATATTTTTTAAAAAGAGTTAAAACTCTTCTAATTAGTTAAAATTTCCTGTACGGATTAAATCCGCATAAATTTTTGCCATTTACATCATCCTTTATTTATATCTTCAAGGTCATTAATCCGATGATTAATGACTCTGATTTCTTCATCAAGAATTGCGCCATGTTGTTCAAGCTTATATGTACGCTCAATGATGGTATTATGTTTATTAACTTTATTTTCAAGCTGTTCAATGCGGTAATTTGACAGTCGAGTATTGATAAAAATACCGCCGAATGTACCGAGAGCAGTTCCCCCAAATGAAATTAAAGCAATTATTAATTCAGTCGGCATTGCAAAAATCCTCCTTAATTTTGCTCATTTACTACTTGCTCATTTTTTGAATTTATAGTATTTACAATCCAGTCGCAATGGTCGGCTGGAGCAGCATACATCTTATTGATAGCAGATATATTGATACAATT